CATCCTACTCTGCATCCCGGAACTGGGTGGCTTGAAATCAAAGACATGGCAGACAGGTAAGAACGGAACTTGACTACCATTGGTTTCCACCTGGATTGTGCATTTCTTATCACTGAGCAGCAGTTCTAACTGATACAACTCATCGTGATCCTGCATCAGGGGTTCCCCTCCCGTTAAGACCACATTGCTGTTTGCTGGGATCCGTTTTGCAATCTGCTTGGCGGTCATAGCCAGGTGATTTGACACATCAAATACCTGGGAACCTTTTGTGTCACACCAGTCACATTTCAAGTTACAGCCCTGGAAACGAATAAACCAAGCAATACTTCCTTGAGGAATAACCCCTACTTCTCCGCTGATTGACTCAAAAATCTCATTTACATACATTCTTTTTCTCCGTTCAGGAATTCATCTGTCAAAATTGTTAAAACGAAACTTCTGCAAAGGCGGAATGTGTTTCCCATAGCCGAACCCGCTTAATCAACGCCGACTGCTTTGATATCTGGGCGAAAATATCAATTGCCATATTCTCAGCCGTAGGGTTCTTCCCGTAGGTCTCCGAGGTCAGGAACTGGTGATCATACCGGTCAACGACAGGCTGCAGCATCTCTTTCACGGCTTTGAAATCAATAATCATCCCTGTTGCTGGATTGACTTCCCCTTCAAATGTTACTTCGAGCTTGTAACTATGCCCGTGGATTCTTTTACATTCTTGGGAATAACACTCGTCAAGCATATGTGCCATTTCAAATCTTACAATCTTTGTTACACTTGCTTTCATTTGGAACTCCTTCAATTACAATTAGAGAAAATGGATTAAAAGGCCGATGTTTAATTATACTGTTTACTTCTTCTTTTCTTTAGGTTTTCTTGGTGTCTGATCAAAGAAACTAGAAACAAATGGCCTGCCCTGCTGTAATGCCTGCAAAACACAGACTTGCTTCCCGCCATTTGATTCATCATCACGAACAAGTAATTCGTTTATGCGGAGGATTCCCAGTTTCTTTTCCACCCCCTTCTTATCCTGGTTTAACCCATAGAAGGCTGTGACATGGCTGTACTTTCTTTTATCCTCCGAGAAGTTCTTTAACTGGAGGGTGTCACTGTCATAGCTTTCTGCGTCTGCCTGGGTAACTGTCACTACTAAACAGTGTCTTTCCTGGGATATGCGCCTGCCCCCTTTCCAGATTTCATTCTGTTTATGCCGGAACTCACTTGTCGGATCAATTAGCAAATCCATGTAATCAATGAGGACCACATCAGGTACAAAATTATCCTGCTGTTCCCACCTATCAAGCACAGCTCTGATTTCCTTTATGGACAGAGTGCCGTTAAAGTATGTGCTTAGTTTAAACTTGCCCCGTTTTCGTTTAATCACCTTTCCCTTGACCTTGAAGAATTCATTTATGGTTGCTTGGGCCTCGTCCACGGTTAGGGGTGTCGTCTGTTTTGTTTGCTCAAACCAAATAGAACCAACGAAATCCCGGCACTTTTCCAGACCGCATGGGACATAGCCCTTTCCCGGCCCTGCTATTAATTCAGCAAGGGCTTTATCTGATTTCCCGGCAACCTCTTTGATAATAGAATATGCCTGCTCCGGGGTAGCCTTGGGATCGATGCACCCCTGGCCTTTTCTTTCTGGGCGATCACATTCATCGTTAAAATTCCTACCGCAATCCAGGCAGGGTAGCCTGAGTGATTTGCAGTACCGGGCTTTATCTGACCGCTGAGCAAGACAAATACAAATACGACGTAACTGTTGATCTTCCGTCATATCCCCTGCTTGAAAAAAGGCAACATTGGCTCCCTGCTTACAAGCCCTGATCGAGATGTCCATTAACATCCAGGTCTTGCCTCTTTTTTCTGATCCCAGTAAACTAATAAAACCGCCCCGAATCAATTGGTTATTAATAAACCTACCCAATGCCCCTGGGTAGGTTATAATCGGGGATTCTGCCAATTGAAAAGCCGTTTGAATCCTAAGCAATGCTTCCGGGCTTGCCAGGTCTACGTCATTTTCAATTCCCTCGGAGACTGGCTTATAATCAGCAGCAATGGATTCTGCTTCAGTAAGATCCCCCTGGGATACCATTCCGTTGATTTGATCTGCAAACAGACTTAAATTACGTTCCCGGAAATACTGCCTTGTTTGGTCTAGTAGATAATGAACGTTAAAATGCGTGCGGTCGTACTCATCAGATAAATCAGGGAGGATGTCTTCTTCGATATCCTCGGCAATATCCTTAGGGAGTCCTGCTTTTAACTTCTGGATATAAATTCCCTCAATATCCTTTCCAGGGGCCTTTTCGTACTTTTCAAAGTATTCAAGACACCATGAGGCAATTCGCTGTGCCATGGGTGCTTGTAGGATTCTGGGATCCCATATGGTAGAAATATCCCGTAGATATAAATCAGAGACAATCATCCCAATGATAATGCGGCGTTCAATATGTTTATCCGGCTTCATAGCGTCCTTACCTTTCTACTGTAAATCCAAAGTCAGACAAGACAGCCTGGTATTTATCTTTTGCTACCATAAAAAGAAACCAGGATCTGCGAAGTTCAAATGGGATGGCAAATTTAGCAAAGGTATCCGGACGCACGTACATGACCTCAGCAATTTCGTGCATTTTACGAAGCTGGTCCAGTGTTATCATTTCACTTTCAGGAACAATGTTAAAAGGTTGACTTGTTAGATTGTCCCATACATCAGCAGCCAGTTCATACTTTCCATCTTCCAACCCGGCCTGGTATCCCTCTTGAAAAAGAGGGTGCCCTTTGTCAATACCGGGCTTAACTTCGCAATTTGAAACGTCTGCTGTAAGCAGGGAATAGCAAAGTTTTAATCGAGTCCAGAATGGTATTTTCATTCGTCCTCCTCCGGAAATAAAGTGCTTCTAAGAAGTGCGTAGTTCTCCCTGGAATAAAACGGACACTCCTCGCAGGATATGTCATACATACAGATTTTCTGAATAGTCCTCAATTCCTTGCAAATCGCCTTCCTAAGTTTATCCTCATTGCACCGGAGCATTAAGATGCCCAGGGTAGTCAGTGGTACCTTGTATTTCCCCATCTTACTTTCCCTCCCTGAAGCGCTCCCAGATTTCGAATACGTGTGCGAAGATGCTGATTGTTTCTACTACGCACATGGCCCCTACCAAGTAAACCATCCACCCTGAAAATTCAATTATCATTTTATCCTCTCATTCCAGGGATTAACACCAGGTAGATTATCTTTGTTATATTTCCAGTTTGGTTCAATATCCGCCCACGACCATGATTCTTTGCCGTCAATATGGATCTTGAAATCAGGCTTTTCTTCTGGCATTTCCGGATGATTAAAACTCAATAAAAGTTTTTCAATTGCATCCGCTATCTTTATTTTTTGTGTTTTACTGAACATTTGTATTCTCCTTCATTTTCCTGTTCTTCTTGCGAGTGTCAGCCGCCGGACACCATTGGCAAACAAGAATCGGGCTTGTCTCCACCTCATAAGTGTATTCGCCCGTTTTGTTGCAGGGCCTCTTTCTTGAACAACTGAAACAATAGTCGATATCTCCAAATTTAAAGCCATGGGCACATGTTATTTCAGTCCTCCCTTAATTCTCCAATCGTCATTCCTAAATTCATGTAACTTACACATCTCATAGATCCGGGATGGAATCCGGTCATCCCCTAACTGGGCAGCAAGCTCCTCCAAATTTAGATTGGATGTTATAATTGTTGATTTTAGGTTTTCATACCTGTTATTGATAATTAACATCAGGGTCTCCAGAACCCATTCTGTGGATTTCTGCATTCCCAGATCATCCAGAATTAAAACATCCACAGAACTGTACTTTTCAATTAAAACCTCGGCCTGTTGTCCGTTATTGGAAAACGTGCTTTTAATTTCCCCTAACAGGTTCAAGGTATTTACAAAGGCTCCTTGAACATAGGTGCTTGTACCTGATAGGTACGATAACCGCTTCATCTCCATAAGAATAGCAGCAGCATAGATCGTCTTTCCTGTTCCAGCAGGGCCGTACAAGAACAGCCCCTGTTCAACCAAATCTAGTTTTCGTAGATTGACTTTGTCTCCCAGGGTGTTCAAGCATTGAACTATTCTGGGTGGGAACAGACGATCCTCAGTCTGAATACGCTCAACAGGCCAGCGCAACTTCCGTAAACACTTGTGACAATGCGTTCTGTTAATCGGGATCTCCGCCTTGCATAGTTCACATGAATTCATAGATTCCTCTTCTGGGCGGGTCTCACCTTGAATATTGGCATTCGCTTCCCCTTCAGTAATAGTAAAACTGGATTAAAAAAAATGTTCCCGTACTTATATTACATTATACGGAAATCCGGGCGGTTTGGTTAGATTTTTATTTTGAAATAAGGGATATTTGGAAAAGTGGGGTATCCTGGGCTTTATGGGAAGATATCTTCCAGGATACTTCAAGTTATTTCCCTTGTATTTTTGGGATATAGGGCCTTCCCTATATCCCTATATAATTTTTCAGGTGACCCCTGGATTTCCCTGGAAGAATTAATTAACAGGATTCCTGGAATTACTGGAATTAGTAATAAACGTCTCCTGTAGGATATTTCTTACCTGGAACCTTATGTGCATTCCCGAGTCTCTTTGGGGTAAACCCCTTTGAGATTCTTTCTGGGAAAACACCCTGCCATCCATTTTCTATGGACGTGTTCAACGCTTGCGTTGCTTCCGTTATGGTAAACTGGGTTAACTTCTCAGTAAGTCTGGTTGCAGACTTACTGGTTATACTGGAACCTTTTTCTTTTCTATGCTGGATGTAGTCTTTCATGGATTCCTGGAAAGAAGGACTATCCTGCCATTCTTGTGGATAGAGCTGGATGATCCAATCAGAAGTGGAAACAACTCTTTCTTTTTCTTCTTCTTTATCTGGGAATAAACCCAAATCAGTTTTTTTTGTTTTAGTTTTTTCTTTTATATTAATATTGTTATTATTAATATTGTTAATATTAATATTGTTAGGACTTACTTTCCCTCGGTAGGGGTTACCCTCAATGGGGGTTACCCTCAATGGGGGTTTCCCACCATGAGGGTTTTGTTGTAATTTATTGAGTGAGTGGGGTGCCAGACCATATTCTGCTAAGTCATTGATTATCTTTTCCGCATTGAAGGTAAATGGAGTAGAAACACAAATCCATACTGAACCACATATTTTCTTACTTGCCATTTCCTTCTCCACGTATCTCAATCGCAATAGATACCCACCGTCCTCTAGTTCTTTCAATCCTGACCGCACAGACAATTCTCCATCTTTACCCATTTTTTGAATTGAGCTATTGTAAGAGTACCAACCCTCTTTGTTTCCAAGTATAAGGGTTAATAGGCCTTTGGCTTTCCATGAAATATCAGGATCTCGCATTGTTTTATTAGGGATAATAGTAAAGTCACTCATTTCGTTATGTACTATGATATCTGGGATTCTTTTTGGAGTTATTTTTTCCAATCTTGCTTTCAGGGGTTTTCTCGTGCGTTGCATTTCCATTAGAATCCCCTTTCAGAACATATATGATATTTTTTATCTATGAATATTTTCCTGTCAATTGTTGGAAATGAAGATTCATGTTCATTTTGTCTTCCATGGGAATATTCAAGCTTTATAAATCCTTTACTTTGGAGGTTTGATAATGCCTTTGACATTTTGTGTTTTTTGATTCCTAAATCATACCCTAAATCACCGTTGCTTGCTTCTGTGCAACCGAATTGATTGCTTGTGAGATTTTCAAGCAATGCAAACAGTAGTTTTTCATCTGAATTTAGGTTTGGATGGGACAGTACTTCAGCAGGCACAAAAAGGCCAGGTAACCCAAAGGGCGGTTCTCCTAAAGGTTCTTCCATACAAGCTTCTAATGTCTGCTGCGTTTCATTTTTTGCTGGGTTTTTTGTTCGTCTCATTTTAACACCTCACAATCTTGTGGGTGATTTCGATACTACCACTTAGGAAACCACTCAATTGGTTAGAAGAAAAGGAGTGAGGAGGATGATTGAGCATCCTCCCTTAACAGCCTGGCCGGGCTGCACCCCTGGGAGATATTTAATATATAATATTCCGGGTTAAAAATAAAGGATTATTTTTATCCCAACAAATCCACGAACTTACATGGCCTACAGATACTGCATGAGGTCGTCCAGGTAATCCGGTTCCAGGCCGAAGAAGTCCTCACAGATGTCGTAATTCGGATTGTCTTCCATCAGCCCCCATTCCAATTCTTCCACGGCACTCCGGATCATTGCATCCGCCTCTTTTGCTGTCATTCCATCCCTTCGCATCAGGATTTCCTTAATCGTCTCGTTTTCCTTACTCATTTCAATTCTCCATTAATTTCCTTACTAGTTTATCAGCGTCCCGTTGCCTCATTGCCCCAGGATCACCTTCAATGACTTCCTGCCTTGCATTTATACCCCTGAAGCAAAGATCCGCTTCAAGTTGCTTCCCTTTGATTATAGCCTGCGGGTCATCATCAAATAGCACGACGACCCGATCATCCCCTGCCGCCTTCTTCTTTCTAACAATGGCCCGCACCTGCTGCATAAGGTACTCTATTCCGAAAACAGCAACAGCCTGCTTTCCAATCCGCCAGACATCCGTTATGCCTTCTACAACAATGACTGGACTACCCCAGTCACATTCTGGATGTGCATAGATAATATGCTGATGGTGCTTCTCTTCCCTATCAATCGGACACGCCTTGTACTTAGGTTCCACGTTATCCGATATGGCCCTACCCTGAAAAGACACAACCTTACCTTCCCAGATAATTGGGGCGATGATTCGCCACTTATAGTCTGCTTGCCCCAGTTTTGCTACTGGCCCTGTCCCTACCAACCCCCAGTCCCGTACCAAAGAATCTGCCCGGAAGAAACGCCTGGAAAGGTACTTCTCATGGGCTATTAATAGGGGTGCGACGTTCGATGGGAGCTTAAACGCCTTTCTTCTGATGGTTATCTTGTTATTCTGTTGAGTTGGTGCCATTCCAACATACAGTTTAGCCATCTCTCGTACTGTCTGTTCCGGAGTATGACTTAGCTTACTAAGCGTCTGCCAAATAGGGTGTCTACCACATCGCCAGCAGTAAACACCTGACCCGTCCAATCGTATTCCCAAGTGCATTCCCGGATTTCCCGTACAAAAGCAGCAGACAGTGTTCGCCCAACCAGGACGACAATGCTTATGCCCTTCAGTTTGATACACGATATGCAGTTGATCTAGAACGGGCTGGATATTCATTTTTTACGCTTCCATTCCCTGTATTGATCCCATTCTTGATTAAATTCCCGTCTACGGATACAGGGTGGCACGCAATCCATGCAGAACACGGTATTAATGTACCTGCGATTATCATTCCTGTTAAGGACGATTGTCTTTGTGCATTCTGCAGGGGGATTCGGCATATGGCCACCCATTAACCCACTTGGAATTTCTAAATCCTTTTCTACTCTTTTTGTTCGGATCATATCATCTCCTTATGAAATTGCTGCTTCTTTTAATAGGGCCTTCACCTCAGCAAAGGTCCTCCAAATCATTGCCCATGTCCACCCATGTTCCCGGAGCTTATCCTTAACATTGCCCTTGGCATATGTTCCCAGGAACTCAGCAGGGGATTGAAAAACCATCCATGCGACGTACTTAACCTCTTCCGACTGGTTGAGAAGCAAATCCTTGAACACGGTCCTATCTTCAACAGAATGACTAATCATATCCGGAACGCTCTGGTTATCATCCAGGTCATCTATCAAGGTCTCGTGCCGATATTTCTGCTGTCCACGGCAGTAATCAATCAGGTGATTTCTCATCCGGTTATACGCAAATGTGGACAACTTGCACTTGGTCGCGTCAAAACCAGGAAGACATTCTACGTAGGCCAGGGACGCTTCTGCAATTAACTCATCAATTGGTAGCCCTGTGGTTGTGTGAAAAGACCATGCTATTTTCCGAATAAGATTCATGTTTTCCATTTTTTGTATCCTTATTTTGCTTCCGCTGTTGAGTATGCGTCCATGAGTTCACCAAGTAAATTCTGAGTCGTCGTTTCTATTCCGTCCATTACTGCATCTACAATCTTGCGTTTAGAGTCAATTAACCGCGCTATTGTCTCCTCTATGGTCCCCTGGGATAATAGGTAGTAAATGTTAACTGAGCTTGCTAACTGGCCAATTCTGTGTATTCTGTCCTCTGCTTGATCCATTTCGCCAGGCGACCAACCAATTTCTACAAAGGCCAAAGACGAGGCAGCTGTCAATGTTAAACCAATTCCTGCTGCCTGTATGTTTCCTATAAAAACCCGGCACCCAGGGTCATTCTGGAAAGTATCAACTGCCCCCTGCCTGCCTTCTTGGGTAACTGATCCATCTATCTTGACAGGATTAAACTCTTTCAATTCCCCCATTAGCAATTCAATTGCTTTTTTATGCACCGCAAATACTACCAATTTTGAAGTAGTTTCCAGATGATCCTTAATCCATTCTACGGTATTGACCATCTTCCCTTCAGCGGCAATCTGCTTCAGGGCAGCAATCTTGACTAACGCCTCCGCATTCTGTGCCTTCTCAGCAGCCTTGAGGCCCTTTTCTTTCTTTACCCATCCGATGAAATCTGCCTCCGCCCTGGCATAAACAGAACGATTACCAATCTCCATGGGAATAAAGCCCCGAACTTTTGCTGGCAGGTCTTTCAGGACGTCCGCCTTCTTCCTCCGGATCATTATGGTTGATGTTAGCTTTGCGTGTAATTCCTGGACATTGGAGGAACCATTAAAATCCCAACCAAACCCGTTAAAGTAACCACCACAGTACGTTTTCCCGAAAGCCTTCTTCGTTCCACAGATAGTAGGGTCTATCATCCAAATGGTATTGTATAATTCCATTGGCCTATTTTCAATAGGAGTTCCTGTTAAAGCAATGATATGCGGGGCTATCTTGGCCAGGCTTTTTACTGCCTTCGTTCTCTGGGCAGTAGGGTTCTTGACTTTATGGGCTTCATCAAGGATGAGAACCTGCATTTTAATATCCTTGAAGGACTTAACCCAGGCTTTAACAATGTCATAATTGATTATCAGGATTTCCCCTGTAATCTTCCCAGGGGTCTTCCCAGAAAGAATCTGGACTTTAGGATTCTTCATCCATATCTGACATTCACGTTCCCAGTTTAACTTGAGGGAAGCCGGAACCACTATTACTGCTGGACGTTTTTCAGGATGTAACTGAAGCCACCCTAAGCTCTGGGCAGTCTTTCCTAACCCAGGGTCATCTGCTATTAAGCACCTCCCGTTCTTGGTTTCAATAAAGGACACCCCGATATTCTGATACGGGAACAGTGTTTTTTGAATTCCTGGGATTTTTATCTTCTTCAAGGCCGCCACATCAACTACGGTGGCTTCTTTAAATTCTTTTATCTTGGTATCACACTCAAATCCAAGTTCCTGGAGGGTCTGAATGGAATCAATGTTTAATGGGCACGTCCAGTATTTGCATCTTGGCCCCTCAGTAACAAAACGTCTACCCGGGATTGCCTTAATCTTGTTTATCAAATTCATATCAAAATCAAACTCAATTTTGATAATGGATGCTTGAACTGACGCCTTCTTTACAGGTGTTCCCTTTTTTACTTCCTCAGCAGATACAAGCATCGGGTGTTTCTCGGGGATTACAACGACCTCCTCCGTATCAAGTATATCCTGAATAATTGACTTGGGAAACCACCCATCTACCACGATTGCTCGGGTAACCTTTGTTATCTTTTCAATGTTTTCTATGCTGTAGCCACCAATTAAATTCCAGTTATGATGATGGCCTCCGCATTCTGGGCCAATACCAAGGGCAATCGAAACAGCATTGGTAAGGGCTCTTCCACAGATGCAGCAGGCCCCTATTTTCTTTGTCTCCACTGTTCCATGCCCGTACAGGTACGCGGCAACCTTTGTTTGTCGAACCACCTTTGCCGCAAAATAGACAGGGGCCTCTTTACTACGGGCGAACACCCTGTTGATCTTAAAAATCTTTTCCTTGTTTTCCGGAAGCTCCATCAGGCTTTATTCCTCTTTAAAAGGTTTATTCTAATCACAGACCGGGATTGCTTTAGGGATGCAGCCATCCATCTAAATCGTAAAATGCTTCTCGTATTCTTATATCAATATCTTTTTCAAGGGCTTCTTCCGCATTTGCAACTGCGTCCTGAACTGATTTCATCTTTATAAGTTGGCGTGTTTTTATCTTGTTGATTCTGTCTTGAACACACTCTTTAAATGTTGACATGCTTTTAATCTCCTTTTTATACAGTCAATACCAATTCCAATCACAGACCGGGGATCGCCCCGGTTTCGACCTTATGGTCTCATCAGTGTGATTACTTACCAAAGTACTGGCACCATGCCCAGGCGTACCCGAGCCCAATACCCATGATAACACAGGCACTTTGCCTTAGCCATGCTTGACTTTTATTCCTCATCTTGTAATCCTCCTATTTGCTTTTCAATTTCAATGGTAACGTTCCTCCGCTCTTTCTTCTTCCACATTCGCCTGACTGCTTGCTTACTTCTGGCTGACCGAGTATAGCTCTTATACTCAGCAGGCCCCTTTACCCTTCCGACTGAACTCTTCCTGGCAAACGTCTGTATGTCTTCCACGTCTCCATGGTCTCCCAGGCCATTCCCTGGAAGACGGGGGATCCCATACGGCTTCATATCTTTCCCCTATGTTATATACGTCAATGCTGTTGCCACCATGTGGTCATAATCACCAGAGGTGGC